AGTTATCCGTAACTACCAAGATTCAATCACCATTGCCGATGCAACTTGTGATTTTACTGATTCTTCATCAGTAACTTTGGGTGAATATGTGTTGACTACCACCGAAAAGCAAGTGAACTTGCAACTTTGTAAGAACCAATTGCGTACTACATGGGAAGCAGCACAAGCGGGTTTCAGTGCATTTGAAAAATTGCCTGCAACTTTTGAAGAATTCATGTTGGCACAAACTGCTGCCGAAGTAGCACAAGCCAATGAATTGGGTATCTGGAAATCAAATTTGTGGTATGATTCCGCATTGGTTCCTGGTCAAGATGGTATGGTTGGTTATTTGATTGACAACTCTGCAATCGTTCGTCCTTTCAGTGGTGCAACTACTGGATCAAATGTTGTTGCTCGTTTGCAAGAAGCATTGGATTACTCACCCGCTGCATTGTATGGCAAAGAAGGATACCAATACTATGTTGGACCATCTACCATGAAAGCATACCAAGCCGCTTTGTCTGCTGGTAACTACAACTTCCAATTCTATGTAGGTGAAAAGCCAATGAACTTCCAAGGTATCCCCGTAACCATGTGTCCTGGTCTTAACGATTACGACTGTGTATTGGGTATGAAGTCAGATTTGCACTTTGGAACTGGTTTGTTGAGCGACTACAACGAGGTTAAGGTTATCGACATGAGCGATATCGATGGTTCACAGAATGTGCGTGTAATCATGCGTTTCACTGGTGGTATCATCGCTACCAACCCAACTCAACAAGTTGTAATTAATGTAACCTAATAATATAGGAACAATATAAACACGGGGTGGGCGTAAACACCCGCCCCTTTTTTTTAACAACAAAATAGAAAAAATATGCCAACTTGTGGAACATTAGCCAATAGATACGAACCATGTAAGCAGTTTGTCGGTGGTTTGAAGGGTGCTTTCTTTATCCCTTTTGAATTTGCCAACAGAGTGACTAAAAACGGTACGGGATTGGTAACATTGATTGATAACGGAACAACCACAACCCCAATTACTGCAAATTTTTGGGAATTGAAAGGTTTGTCAACCATCGAAACAACTGTAATCGCTTCACGCGATAACGGAACAACTGCCTACGAAACATTGTTTACTTTGTCATTCAAACCAAGCGGTAAAACCCCAGTAACGGGCGATGCCGATATGGACACTTTGAAAACATTGTCACAAGGTAGATGGCAAATCATCGTTTGGGATAGAAACGACCAATTTTGGTTGATTGGTGAAACTTTGGGTTGTGATGCCAACGGCGGATCATCTTCATGGGGTGTACAAATGGGCGATGCCCGTTTGAATACTTTGACTTTGATGTCAAGTGAACCAAACCCACCTGCCCCCGTTGATGCCGATAATTACGCGGAATTGACCCCTGCGATTATCACTGTTGCGGCTTAATTTGATTTCAGTTTTATAGTTTGATGACCCTCACCAAATCGGTGGGGGTTTTCTTTTGTAACAAAAAGTTAGAATTGCGTTTTATAGTATATGCACATCAATAACACATCCACATCAGTTACATTCACATCGTTCGTGGATTTTGAAGGTGTGTCAACGGCAACCATTGAGGTATGGCATAAACCCACAAAAACGATGGTTTCCACCACGACTGCGTGTGTGAAGTCATATTCCTTCATCACAATGAATTTACCCGTTTTAACGCCAATTAACGCAGTGGCAAAGAACACGGATGAATTATTGTTTCGTGTGTACAATGGGAATGTGTTGATTTGGGAGGTTTTGGGATATTGGATTACGGGAACAACAAACATTTACAACACTTGGAAGCAGTTCACAACGACTGCCCCTGGTACACCTAATTGGAAAACACTATGAGTTTAGAATTTATACAATTACAATCATACACCGCACCATCCATCATTGAGCAAAAGAACAAAGATTGGGTGCAATACGGGGATGATAATAATTACTACCAATACTTGATTGACTTATACCATTCATCACCCACCAACAATGCGTGTATCAAAGGCACGGTTGACCAAATCTTTGGTAAGGGGTTGGAGGTTACAAGGGCATCAAGGGATTTGCCAGGTTACATTGAATTCAAAAAGTTGTTTAGTGCGGATGACCTTCGTGCCGTTGCAATGGATTTGAAGATGTTAGGCCAAGCATCATTTCAATTGGTGAAGTCAAAGGACCGCAAAAAGTATGTCCAAGCCAAGCACTTTCCACAACAAACCCTTCGCCCCGCCAAGTGCAATGAAAAGGGTGAAATTGAGAAATACTACTATTGCCCCGATTGGGCTAACATGAAGCGTAACCACACGCCAATTGAATTTAGGGCGTTCGGTTATGACCAAAGTGCAAACGAATGTATTTTAACAATCAAACCATATTCAACGGGTTCGTTTTACTTCGCACCAGTGGATTACCAAGGCGGTACGCAATATGCCAACTTGGAAGCGGAGATTTCCAATTTCCATATTAACAACATCATGAATGGATTAGCCCCATCAATGTTGATAAACTTTAACAACGGGCAACCACCCGCAGAGGTTAAAGACACTGTGGAAGCCCAAATAAAACAAAAGTTTGGCGGATCGTCAAACGCGGGAAGGTTTATTATTAGTTGGAACGATGGCAAGGATTCAAGTGCGGATATTACACCCGTGCAATTGAGTGATGCCCACAATCAATATCAGTTCCTTTCCCAAGAATCCATGCAGAAAATCATGGTGGCGCATCGTATCGTTTCGCCATTGCTTTTGGGTATTAAGGACAACACGGGATTTGGTAGCAACGCAGACGAATTGAAGTCAGCGTCTATCTTGTTTGATAATGTTGTGGTACGACCTTTCCAACGATTGATAATTGATGCAGTCACCAAGGTGTTAAACTTTAACGGGTTTAATTTGAATCTTTATTTCAAGACCTTACAACCTTTGGAATTCACCGATTTAAGTGGCAATGTCATTGATGACGAAACCCGCGAGGAAGAAACGGGCGTATCCTTGGCAAGTCAAAAAAAAAAGATTGATTTAACGGACATGACCATCCAAGACGAAAAATCTTGGATAGAACATTTGAAAGACAAGGGGGAAATAATTAACACCGATGAATGGGAACTTATTGATGTTCAAGAGGTTACAGACGCGGATGAAGAAATGAAATTTAACTTGGCGTATGACAACCCCAATAAAAAAAGTGATGATGATAAAGGGGTTTACAAAATCCGATACCGTTATGGTCCTGATTTCATTTCCAACAAATCAAGGGAGTTTTGCTCTACAATGGTTCAAGAAGCCAAAAGCGGAGTGATATTCCGTAGGGAAGATATCATCCAAATGGGTGATGCGGGTGTGAACGGACAATTCGCCCCAAGCGGTCAAAGTTCCTATTCAATTTGGAAGTACAAAGGCGGTGTAAATTGTCACCACAGATGGGAACGATTGACATTTAGGCGCAAACAAGTTAAAGGAAAGTTTTTGCCAAAGCAACCCAACGAAACGGGCGAAAGTAGGGATTTAGATAATTACAACGAAGTATCAAACAAAAGCGCAGACAATGCGGGTGTGCCATTCTCACCAAGTGGGTGGAATACCGCCAAGACACGCCCCATTGATATGCCAAACAAAGGATCATTAAAGAATAAATAAGATGTACGCAAACGATGACATATTACTGGTTGACAAAGAACTAATCTTCAAATACACCCAATTGGGTGGTAATGTGGATGTGGACAAAATCTATCCCTTTGTTAAAATCAGTCAAGACATACAAGTTCAAGAACTTTTGGGAACGAAGTTGTATCGGTACATTTTAACCCAGGTTGAAAACGGAACTTTAACGGGCAACTACCAAACTTTGGTTTCGCACTATGTACAACCGATGTTGATTCATTACGCCATGGCCGATTTGTTGTTATTTCATGGCTATGAGGTCAGCAATGCGGGAATTTTGAGGAACTCCCCCGAAAACACCACCTTGCCAGACAAAACTGAAATTGATACATTGGTTCAACGCCAAAGAAACATCGCGGAAACTTATCGCCGTAGGGTTGTGGATTATTTGAGTTACTACCCACAATTATTTTCACAGTACACCGAGGACCAACAAGCGGGAGAATACCCAAATACAAATCCGTCAAACTATGTTTCATGGAATCTGTAAAGAAAACATACAAGCCAAAGGATGAAAAGGTCAAGAAATTGACCAATTACATGACGCAGTTGAAAACCATCAATAAGGTGAAGTGCGATTTGTTTGTCAAAGGTGGTAAATTATTAACACTTATCATCTTGTTGACGGGGTGTTCTGCGCAGTGGCATTTAGAACAAGCCATCAAAAAGAACCCCGCCATGGCACAAATAAGCGTGTATGGCATTGATACCGTGTTTGTGCGTGATTCTGTGACCATTACAGATACTTTCACAACAAAAACGATTGATACCCTCACAATTGAAAAGGATGGCGTTAAAACGATTGTATATCGAAATCACGATGTGATAAGAGTTCAAACAATTGTAAAGGCAGATACCATCCGTTACACCAAGACAATTCAGTTACCACCACAGATTCAGTATAGGGAACGCATCAGTGTACCACAAAAAATTGGTGTGGCGATTGGATCGGTGTTATTTTTACTTTTACTTTTTGCATTGATAAGAAAATGAGCAATTGGAACAACCCTAATAATCCGAACAACACACAGAATGGGTGGAAAACCCCATCAAGGTCATCCCCGCAAGGTGGTGGAACACGGGCATGTTTGTGCAAGGATAAAAACACATATTCCAAAAAGTGTTGTGATGGCACTTTATGGGCGCAAGGCATTGGGAATATAACACGAAGCCCAGAAATCCCAAGACAAGAATGGCAACAAATCATCACAGTATGGGAAGACACAACACAAACTTGGAATAATTTATAACATATGGGAATTTCATTAACAGGGCTAACACCCTCAACGACTTATGATGGCCTAATAAAAACAGGCGATAACCAACCAATTGAAGCCAATGTAAAAAAATTGTCTGATGGGCTTGGGAACGACTTGCCAATGGAGGTTAGTGCCACCGCGGTTAATTTCACAAACCAATTACAACAAGGTGGTGTTGCAGTTCCAACGGCATCGCAAGTTGCCGCCAAACAAGATACATTAGTATCGGGAACAAATATCAAGACCATAAATGCAACAACTGTATTGGGTTCGGGGAACATTTCTGTGCAAGAAACTTTAATAAGTGGGTCAAACATTAAAACGATAAACTTAAATAGTTTATTAGGAAGTGGTAATGTTAATGTGGAACCTGTAATTACTGGGGCAGCAACGACTATTACATCAGCCGATTTACCAGTTTCAAGGGCATTGGTTTCAAATGCGAGTGGTAAAATTGCAGCAGCAACAACCACATCAACAGAATTGGGGTATGTGAATGGTGTAACATCAGCAATTCAAACACAAATTGATACAAAAACAAATAAATTAATTGTTACAAATCGTCAATCTTCATCATATACTTTGGTTTTAAGCGATGCTGACAAGTTGGTCGAAATGAATGTTGCAACTGCAAATATCTTAACAGTTCCCTTGAATAGTTCGGTTGCATTTAGTATAGGAACACAGATACTTTTGGCACAATACGGAGCAGGTCAAACTACAATATCTCCATCAGGGGGTGTTGTAATTAGAAGTAATGGTTCAAATTTAAAATTGAACGCTCAATATAGCGGCGCAACCTTGATAAAGATTGCGGAAAATGAATGGTATTTATTTGGAGATATAGTATCATGATATTGGCAACGCATGGAATTTTGGCAAGTTCGGGGGGTGCATTTTTGTTAGACAATTATCCAAACGCTGCCGCTGCGTATTCTTTACGCAAATTAAGAAGTGCTTACACGGGCAATGCAATCCGTGTGCGTAGGTCAAGCGATAATGCTGAACAAAACATTGGTTTTACTCAATTGGGGAATCTTGACACATCCGCGCTAACTACATTTTGTAGTGGGACAAATGGATTTGTGACAACTTGGTATGACCAAAGCGGAAATGGAAGAAATGTAGTGCAAACAACTGCAACAAATCAACCACAAATAGTTAGTAGTGGAAACATGATTTTGACAAATTCTAAACCATCCTTGCAGTTTGATGGCTCAAATGATGGTTTCAGTGAAATTATAACTACTAATTCTGAAACACCATTGGCAATTATTTCTGTTCAAAAATCTAATAAATCTACAGGAGTACAAGCAATTTTTAGATATGGCTCACTAACACCCGTGATTCATAGGTTTGATAATTCAGTTTATCGAATAGTTGCGGGTTCTCCTGCGGCTTCGTTATTTTCTGAAACAACTTGTACAGTGACAAATCAACTATTATTAGAATCTTATTTGACAAGTACTACGGTAAATCAATATGTAAATGGTGTGGCGGGTAATTCTGACACAGGAACAAATGCAGCAGTATCGGGAAATATTCAAATAGGATTAACTCTTGGATTTACAGAGTTTTATTTAGGCAATATTCAAGAAATAATTTTATATGGTATCACTCAAACTTCAAATCGTTTAGGAATAGAATCAAACATAAATACTTACTATGGAATCTATTAACGGCTACCAATACCAAACCGAACAAGAAGCAATCAACGCCCGTGAAGCGTGTGACGCTTACTATGGCATACCCGTTACACCTGATGATGTGACACAAAATTGGGTTGATTATCAGTTTGCATCATTGAACGATCCGCAATTTTGGTACATTATTTTTGATGAATCATTGTTGCCCGTACTTGGACCTCCCACAGAATTTGAAGTTGTAACACCACCATTCCCATCACAATCGTAACAAATAACCATCTAATCGTTTTATTAAGACATGGCAGCAATTAAAAAACCCAATGCCCTACCCGTAAATTTTGAACAATTCAAAAAGAACCCAGTTGCTGCCGTGGCTTTTTGTATGCTGTTGGCTGTTTCTTATCTTTACATGGACCTTCGTTCGGGCTATAAAGAACAAATTGAAAAGGCAAACCAAAAGATAGAAGCGTTGGATGTGAAGATTGACAAACTTACATACGCCCTCAAAAAGTCCGATTCGTGTTTGGCGGCAACGATGACCGAAATTCGCATCATGCAAACAATGAAAAAACTATGAAAAATCTTTTAATCGTATTTAGTGCGTTGTTTATCACTGGTTATGTGTTCACAATTGCCCACGCCAAAACAAGCCCACAGATTGACGAAATAGATGCGTTGCTTAACAAGGTATCAAAAAACATTCAAAGTGCGGGAGAAGCCACGAAAATGGCTCAAACGATGAACGCGGAGATGGTTGAATCAAAGGTTGCAGAAAAAGAAGCGTTAAAAGCAGATGTTGCCAAGGCACAAGCCAAGGCGGAAAAGTATGCAAAGACCATGATGTTCATGGGTGTTGATACGGCCATTGCGGACATGGACACTGTGAGTTTGAACAATATGCTAAAACTAAACGGAATGTAATGGCAACCAACACAACGACATTCCGTGTAAAACCCAAGAAGAAGTTGGGCAGACATACGAAGCACATCAATAAACACAAATCAAAAAAGCCCAGTGTGGGTCAAGGATAATGGACAAATTCAAAGCAAATGTAACGGGCATTGTTGCCATCCTAATTTTGGCATTGAGTTATGCCATTCTATTTTCAATTATCTTTTGGGATTTCCCAACGGATCAAAAGGACATTTATTTTACCATTGCGGGTGGGGTAACATCCATTGTGACTATGGTAGTATCATTCTATTTTGGCGCATCAAAGAAACAAGATGAAAATTAAACAAGTACCATTCAGAGCATACAATCGCGAAGCGGTTAAAAAGACCCAGGTGTATTTACACCACACTGCGGGAAATGGAAGCGGTGAACAAACCTTTGCGTATTGGGAAAAGGTTGCCAACAAGGTTGCCACTTGCGTTGCCATCTCAACTGACGGCACAATCGTACAAGGGTTTGGCAGTGAGTATTGGGCGTACCATTTAGGGTTAGGCACAAAACATTTCATGGGGCATGGTTGCCCTTACCTTCCATTGGATAGAACATCCATCGGTATTGAAGTTTGTAACTGGGGTCCAATCACCAAAAAAGGCACAAAGTTTTACAACTATGTGGGTGGTGAAATACCCGCAGACCAAGTTACAGAATTGTCAACGGCCTACAAAGGATACAAGTTGTGGCATAAGTACACAGACGAACAGATTCAATCCGTTAAGGACTTGTTGATTCTTTGGAATGAAAAGTACGGCATAGATTTAACCTACAATGAGGATATTTGGGTTGTAACCAAGCGTGCATTGAAGAACGAATCAGGTGTATTCACCCACAATTCAGTTCGTGCGGACAAGGCGGATGTGTATCCTTGCCCCCGTTTGATTGAAATGTTGAAGTCACTCACAAAGGAAAAGTAACCATTTACAAAGAAAGGGAGTAAAATCCCTTTTTTTATTTGTGTAAGTGTTTGGAATTTCAAATATCAAATGTATATTTGCTGTATGGAAATGACACAAACACAAAATAACATGACACACGAGGACTTTCAAAAAGCAGTAAAAAGCGGAAACACACAAGTAGTTTTGACTTGTGCAAGGTCGGGCAAAGAACTTATTTGCACAATTGTAAGTGCAGGTGCAAAACGGGTTATCATCAAAGTAAGTGAGTATTATTCTTTTTCTTTATGGAAAGATGGAGTAAAGAACGACGGAAACACTTACAGATTATTAAACAACATGGGGGCTTAATGCCCCCACTTAAAACTATGGAAGCAATCATCAACATATACGAATGTGTTTATCGCACAGAAAGCGGAAAGGAATTGTACACCAAAACATGGTATGCACCAACATGGGAACACGCCTTTCGCATGGCCGAAATTTACCGCACAGTCACTTTACACGATGCATTTGATTTTATATTAAAACGCATTTAATTTGGAATTGCAAATACTTTAACCTATTTTTGAAAAGACAAATAACATGGATATCATTTACTTAATCATCGGAACACCCATCGCATTTGCCATTGGTTATTCATGGCACTGCATCAAACGCAACAACAAGCGTTTTGAGAACACACAAGAAGCAACCCCATACCAGTTTGAAAAGGATGAGTACATCCCCGAATTCAATGAGTTCACTCAAATGTTGGTTCAGCGCAGAATGTATAAAGGCAAAGCAAAATGATAGAAACACTTTGGATCACGCAAAAGCAATTGGATAAGATGAAAGATTACATCATCCAATACAGAAAGCCATGGAGTGTGGATGCCAAACTCATGCACGATGACCACATGATACTGTGGGAAGTGAAGATTGAAGGGCAAATGACATACACCGAAGCGTTTCACTTTGGTATGACAATAGAGGGAACTATATGACTTTATATTTTAGAACTCTTTTTGAATTGGATGCGGTTGAAACCATTTTACAACGCAGAACATACAAAAACATCAACATCATCGAAAAGCATTACCAAAACAACGGCACTTATTCCATAACCTTTGAAGGGCATGAGGATTGGCAGTTGTTCACACTCGGACAAGCACATCAAATTATCATCATAAATGACAACACACGAAGCACTAACACAAGTATTTAACAAAAGCAACAAAGAGTTGGCGGAGTTATTACACGCCAATTACGCAACAGTTACCACATGGAAATTCCAATTCAAACGAAACGGCCTTTCAATGGAAAAACAATTTGAGATTTTAACAAAACTAAACTACCAATTAAAAAACAAAATAGTATGGAACAACAAAAAAGAAGCGCAGTAACCAATGTAACTGCCAACGGAACTTACAATGGTCAGTACGGCACATTGTACAAATTTGAAATCACCTTTGCCAATGGCGATTCGGGTGAGTATGCATCCAAAAGTGCGGATCAAACCAAATTCAAAGTGGGCGTGGAAACCGATTACACCATCACATCCAAAGAATTCAAAGACCGCATTTATTACAAGATTGCACCCGTAATGGCACAACCAGGTGCGCAAGGTGGATTTACTGCCAAACCAAAGGACCCCGAAACGGACAAACGCATTACCCGTATGAGTGTATTGAAGGTTGCGGGTGATTTGGTCATCAATGGTGACATCAAGTTACACGAGATACTTGCCTACGCCCAAGTGTTTGAAAAGTTCGTGGTGGATGGTCAAGACACCTTGGCACAATTGAAACCAGTTTCACACGACGATCTACCATTTTAACCATTATGACAAATAACAATATGACACAACAATTCACACCGAGTGATTTAGAAACCTTGAAAAAGGCAATGGAAATTTTGGGTAAGTTATTCCCAAATGAAAAACCAAAACAAAACCGAGGTTGGAGGGTTCGCCAATCCACACGGGATTTCATGGATGATTTGCAAAGGTTTTACGGAAACCAATGGATTCACAGATACGATGACGAACTATTGAATCTTTGCAAAAAGTACAATGTTCACGAACTGCGAAATTGGATCCGTATGTATGACCAGGCAGGATTGATTGAAGTGGTAAGGGTTCAAAATGCAAACAAGAACATCGTTAAATTTAGGTTTGTATGAAAAAAATGATTGAGCAACTATCGGACACGATGTTGGAAATAGGGGGTGGCAATTACTGCCCCCTACAATTCCACATTGAATTAAAGGAATTGGCGGATACCATCAAGAACTTTCAGGACCAAGTAAAACCACTTGCATTGACCGAAGCGGGTAAATGGCATGGGCAAGTGTACCACGGCTACGAAATCACACGCAAGGCGGGTGGAGGTCGGTATAATTACGACCACATTCCACAAGTCATGGAATTACGGGCGGAGTTAAAGGAACGCGAAAAACTGCACCAACACGCCTACAAACAAATGAACCTTGGTATTTTCTTGAACGAACAAACGGGGGAAGTGTATGAACCCGCCCAGTACCTTCAAAATGAGGACACAATAATGTTAAAAGCGGTTAAATAAAAAATGGGGGGCATCGGCATCCCCCCACTAATCCAATGAAATGACAAATAACAAGAACGGATTGTTGCAAAGATAGTTCTTTTTTGTATATTTGTACCGCATTACAGTTATGTCGCAGATAACTTGGAAAAATCTTTACAACCCCATTCAGTTTTTGGCACTGCGACCGCCATTAATTGTGTGGGGTTTTATTTTATGCAAAACACATACACAACACAAACACGAGTAGAAGGAAAACACTGCATTATTGAAGTTTACAGAGACCACGAATGGTGGCACACCTACGATTTTCATTTAGACCTATTGTTTTACGATAGTTTTGGAAACAACATTTACAACCAACTTGGATACAAGTGGTGGGGTACAACGGAAAACATTGCGGAAATTCACAACGCAATCATGAAACACCTTTTATCCAAATGAGATGGCAACGGATAAAAAATCGTTTTTGCTCTATTGTGATTTAATACACACAGTTGACCAATTGACCAACGAACAAGCGGGGGACTTGTTCAAACATATTTTGAAATATGTGAATGACCTGGATCCGCAAACGGACAATGTAATTACACGCATTGCATTTGAACCAATCAAACAAGCATTGAAGCGTGATTTGTTGAAATACGAATCAATCAGGCAGCGTAATTCCGAGAACGCACGCAAGCGATGGGATGCGACCGCATACGACCGCATACCAAATGATACCAAAAATGCCGATAATGATAATGATAGTGATAGTGATAATGATATAAAAGATAATAAAGGTGATTTGGTTAATTCAAAAAAAGAAATGAAGGAACAACAAGCCCCCCGCCCCGCGATGAAACCAGAATACGCAAATACATTTGATTTGTGGTTTCAGTACAAACAAGAAAAAAGACAAGGGTACAAAAAGACGGGGATGGAACAATTTATTAAGACAATGGAATCACGATACACCGCAGAACAATTTTCAAAGTGTGTTGAGTATTCAATTACACAAAATTATCAAGGAGTTTTTGAACCAAAAGATTTGAATAAAGCCGAACTCGTACCAACAAAACCAATAAAATACTTTAATATCGAAGATTATGACAAATGACATTGAGGAATATGTGTTAGGACAATTGTTGTTCTACCCACAGACACGGGCGTTATTACCCCGTATGAAAGCGGATTGGTTTGAAACTTTATTGTATCGCAAAGCCATACGCAACATGATTACCAATTATCATGCAAATGAACCCGTGGATTACATAACCACCACGGAAGGTATGACGGGAAAGGAAAGGGTACAAATCATTGAAATTGGGCAGAATGTTCACGATGTGGCCAATATAAGCCAGTACATTCCCAAGTTGGAACAAAAGTATTTGCACAAACAATTCATTGAACGATTGGGCAAGTTGGATTTAACCAAAGGTTTGAAGGAATTAATGGATGACACACAAACCATCATTGAATCAACAAGGTTTACAACGATTAATGACCCCGAATCCATCCACAAGATAAGTGCAAGGGCGTTGGATAACATCACGGATGCAATTGCAAGGGGTGAGCGGATCACGGGCAAAGCAACGGGGTGGGCTTCATTGGATAGAATTTTGGGAGGTTGGAACGCGGGTGATTTGATTGTCATGGCAGCACGCCCAGGAATGGGTAAAACGGCCTTGGCGTTATCACTCATTTACGAATTCTCAAAGTTGGGTGGGAAAAGTTTGATTATCAGTTTAGAAATGAGTTCCGAACAATTGGTAAAAAGATACTTTTCACTTATTACCGACATCATGAATTACAAGATTCGCAACGCATCGTTGAACCAATACGAAGTGGAAAAACTTTGCCATGCGGTAAACAATAGTGATGTTGAATTTTATGTGGACCAAGAACCAAACGCATCTATCCAACAATTGAAATCCAAAGCCAAAGTACACAAAGCCAAACACGGGTTGGAACTTTTGGTAATTGATTACATCCAGTTGATGACGGGTTCAAAACAAAATCGTGAACAAGAGATTGCGGAGATTTCAAGGGGTTTGAAATTGTTGGCCAAGGAATTAAACATCACAATTATTGTGTTGGCACAGTTATCCCGTAAACCCGAGGAACGCACGGACAAACGCCCATTGTTATCAGACATTCGGGAATCAGGTTCAATTGAACAAGATGCAGATGTGGTGATGTTCCCATTCCGCCCCGCAAAATATGAAGATGTACAACCCGAAATTGAGGATGCGGAACTGATTATTTCAAAGAATAGACATGGTGAGTGTGCCACAATCCAAACCACATACATTGGAAATCGGACACTTTACAAAGAAAATTTGATACCTAAACAATTTTAATAATAAAATATATATATTTGTAGGGACAAATGAAACAAGAAACAAGAACGGTGGTTATTGAGTTGTTAACGCAATACCCCACATTTAGAGATTCGGACGAACAATTGGTTGCATGGATTTGGGGTTTAGAAATGAACGC